CCAGTCCTCGAACGGCACCGATACCGCCCAGCGGCCCAGGCCCTCCCGGTCGGCTATCGGATGCTCGCGGCGGGTATCCGCCACCATGCCCAGCAGAGCATCCCGGCCGGGTTGCTCCAGTGCGTGCGTGATTCCTCCATCACGCAGCCAGATTCCTTGTCGGAACATGGCCGCGCCCCATCACGGCTGCTTTTCGCCATCGTCACCCAGCAGGCCCGGATTCGGCGCCTCGGGCTCGTCCTTCGCCACGCGGCGCCGCTTGGCCGGTGCGTCCAGCTGCGGCGGGTTCGGCTCGTCCGTGCCAGGGTGCGGATCTCGCACGAAGTCCCGCGCGCCGTCCCCGCGCTGCACATCGGCCCGCTGCACGCTGCGGTTTTCCTCGTCCAGCCGGCGCGCGGCGTCGCGCCGCTCGTCCTCCAGCCTCCACTCGGATTCCAGCCGGTCCCGCTCGCTGCGCCAGGCGGGCCGCGCCACCGGCAGCACGCCACCATCAAGCCATTCCTCGGCGCGGCCCTGGATGCGATGGCTGATCTCCTGCACCGTTTCCTCGTCCTCCAGCCGCTCCATGTCGGCGCCCTGCGTGCCCCACACCTCGTCATTGGCCGTCAGCTCGGACAGCGCCACCGGGGCAATGGACTCATCGATGCCACGGATGACCCCGTGCGCCTCTTCGCTCATGACCTTCAACGTCCAGTCCGCCGCGCACATGCCCTTATCGGCCAGGCCGGTTTTTGCAAGGCTCATGGCATTCATCGCCATCAGGTAGCTGATCGCCGCGTATTCCGGGTCGATGATGAAAAGGCTCGACACGCCCGCGCTGGTCGGCTGCTGCAAGCGATTGGCGACCATCTCCAGCGTCACGCCGAAGTCGGTAACAAACACGTTCACGCTGCCCGTTGCCACTGCGGCGCCGCGCGACTGGCGAACGTCACTCGTCAGGGTTGCCACTTGCGCGCTGGTGGAAAACATGTAGGCGCTCAGCTTGCGGATCACCGCCGGGCGGCCCATCAGCACGGACGGATTGCCGCCGCCCTCCCACACCGACTGCGCGATATTGCGGATCGCGGTTTCCGACAGCGCACGCGGCGTGCCTGGCACCGCCGGCGCGACCAGCCCCGTCGCCGGGTTGAATCCACCATTGCTGCCCGTGGCGCCATTGTTGGTGTTGGTCGTCAGCCAGGCATCGAACCCGGCGGACTTGCCCGGAATCGTGCTTCCGTCATCGACCGCGCTGCCCTGGTTGGACATGGCGATGGCATCGATATCCCGCTTGGTTTCCTGCTGCCGGCGCATCAGCTGATACGCGTAGGCGTCGCCCATGTTGAGCGTGGCCCCCTCGCGCGCCCTGGTCGATGCGCTGATCGTCTTCCCGCTGATCTGCGAGTGATTCCCGACGCGCGTTCCCAGCTTGTTCGAGTCGGTCGGCGCATCGCTGCCGTCGATCAGCGCGTTTGCCAGCGTGGGCGCGGCCAGCTTGTCTTTGACCCATTCGGCGTACTCGTTGTTATGGGAGTCCGTCCCGATCAGGTCTTGCAAGGGAAGAGGGATTTTGGAGATATCCCAAATCTTCGCCATCACATCCTCAGGAACCAACCCGCCGCGCTGCACGCCCTTGAGCGCAGCATGAGTGACCAATGCCATGATTTACCCCTCAGCCCGGCCCAGCGCTTCGCGCTCAGCCCTTGGCGATCAAATCAGCGACCCGGCGCGCAAGCTGTGACTTGTTGGACTTGCCCTGCTGCTGCTCGTTCCGGCTCGCGAAAGCAGCTCGCCCGGCTTCCTGTGCCAGCGGCTTATTGCCGGCCAGATCCACCTTGCGCGCTGCACCCTTGGCCGCGTCGATGCGGGCTTGCGCTCGGGCGAAGTCTTGAAGTAGGAGGATTTGCCGGTGATCTAGGATCGATCCGATTTCGGCCGACGTGAAGCCGTACCGCTTTGCCAGATCGAGCATTGCACCGCGCTCTTTTTCCACATACTTCGCATCGCCCCACTCTGGCCGCGCCTTAGTCAGTAAGGCCGCCTGAGCACGCTTGTCCTGTTCGTACTGCTGATTGACGCGTTGCAGCACTGCGGGGGGCAAACCTTGCGGGGGCAGCTCATCGATGATCGCCATGATTCGGCGGTGCGCATCGATCTGCTCCAGCTGGGTAGTTGTCACCCGTTCATCGAATTCTGCGCGCTCTTGATCCAGTTTGGCAACCTTGGCCCATCCGGCCTTTAATTCGCCCAGCGTCACGCGCCCACCGTCCACCGTCACAGCGACCTTGTTAAGCTCGCTGGCCTTGAGTTTCAGCGCGCGGGCAACATCCTCCATGCTCGTCTCATGTTCGATCCCTTCCTGATCGCCGTCGCCGCCAGCTTCATCGCCTATGGCTTCATCGCCATCGTCGCGCCCGACTGGCCGTTCACGCCCGTTAGCGCCCTCGTCTTGGGCGCCCTCGTCATCCTCACTGCCATCCTCATCGACTGACCCGCCGGCCAGGATGCCCGCTACCGCGTCCGTCAGATCCTTGCCGACCAGCCGGCGCGGCTCACTTGCCGGCTTTTTTGGCGGCGGCCTGCTTCCCAGTCCCACCGGATCGTTTTGCCCGTCCAGCGCCGCCGCCTTGCCGTTGATCGGCTGCCGCGCTGGCAGCCCTGCTGACCCTGCTCCTGCTGTCATGGATTGCCTCTTGAAGTGATCGCGTGACCTCGTTTTCAATGGACAGCAGCAAAGCGACAGCGCCGGCACGCTCCGGCCCCGCCTGCTCGATTGCCTTTGCGGTGTCCGGGCTCATGACGGCCCGGCGTACCAGCTGCTCAGTCCACCACCCCACGATCTCCGGCCAGGCGGGGCTCTCTACCATCTTGGCAAGCTCCCGCCTGAATTCGGTTTCCGTGATCTTCATTGCAGCGCTCCAGCAGCGCGGCCTGGTCCTGCGGCGCCATTGCCACCCGCCGGCCCGCCTGGCGGCTTCGGTGCACCGGCCACCAGCGCCGCCTGGCCCTGCTGCTGCGCCTCCTGCGCGCCCTGCGCGGCCACATCTTGCGCGGCTTCCAGCGGCGCCGGGTTCAGGGTCAGTTTTGCCTCTTCGATGGCCGCCTTCACCAGCGAATCCACCAGATCCGCGAACGTCTTTGCGTCGATCTGATACTTCTGCAGCATCATCGCCGCGCGCATGCCGTCCCCCTCCTGCTGCCGCTGCGCCTGCGCCTGCTGCGCCTTGCCCTGCGCGGCCTGCTGCGCCGCCTTGCTCTTGGGGTCGATCCAATAGCGCTCCGGGCCGGGCAGCATCGCGGTCGTACTCCAGTCGTACACAGAGTTATAGATGCGGCTCGCATCCGTCAGGATCCCGTCCATGCCCTGCCCCATCGCGGCGATCTGCTTTTGCAAGACGGCATCGAGTGAAACCATGCGCTTGGCGCGCTGGCTGTCACTCTGGCCGATGCGGATTCGTACCCCTGATCGCGGCTTCCACTGCGCCGGATCGACCTCGATCCATTCCCCTTCGACCTTGACCGACAGCGGGCCGCCCCACTGCGTACGCAGCAGGTAATGGGCGATCTGAAAGGCAGTGCGCAGCCCCGTTTCGCCCAGCGTGCGGGCCATCATCGCGGCAAGCTGCTCTTTGACGCTGTACTGCCGCTCGATCCCCTGCGCGGTCTGGTTGCTTGCGATCTGTGTCGTCGCGCTGGCCTGCATATCGAGCGCCGCCCCGCCGCGCTCACTGCGCGCCTTGTCCGCATAGTTCAGCAGCATGGACAGGGACGGGCCGGCATCGATCACCGGCACCGGCTCCAGCCCGCCTGGCCCCGTTACCCGGATCAGGTCGTTGGTTGCATCCATCGCATCGGACATATTGGCGATGCTTTCATTGATCGCCAGGCGCGGCCGGTTGACCTTGTTACTGTTCTCGATCCAATTGCGCAGCGCCTTCGACTTGATTTCCTGCACCTCGCCAACCCGGTCCATCATGCTGATACCGTCCAGCCGGTGCGGGTACAGCATGACGTTGCCCACGGCATAGCAGACGCGCCCCACCTTCTGCGGCTTGCCCAGGATCACCGCGTTATCGCGGCTGAAATACACCCGATAGCGCGATGCCTGCATGCTCTTCTTGCCATCGGCCAGCATCACATAGCAGCGCCACAGCTCGACCGTTTCCGTCGCATCCTGCGCGGCCTGCTGCGCGGGCTCGTCGGCATTCTCCCGGCGCCGTAGGTGCAGCTCATAGGTCGTGGGGTCGTGGCGCTTGAGCTTTGCCACTTCCCCCGCCTTGAACCCCTCGGATACCAGCCTGGCGCGGCTCGTCACGATCCGATCAGCGCAGAACCGGTGTTTGTTCAGGTCGCGCTCGGTGATCGAGCTGGTGACGAAGTTTTCACGCGGCACGCAGGCGGTACATAGGCGCTTGTCCACGTTCACGCGAGTAAGGCTCACATTGAATAGCGGCGTGCCGTCCTTTGCCGGCTCGTCCGCCTCTTCCGTGGTCAGATCCTCGATCTGCTGATACTGCGCGGTCGGCTGCTGTATCTCCTGCAAGGCAAGCGCCGGCACGCCCTCCCACTCTTCGGGCACGCGGTCCTCGATTTTGTCGATCCACACGGCCAGGATGCCCGTGCGCAGCAGGAGCGCATCCTTGATCTGCTCGGACAGCGACACAAACCCGCCCTCCCCTGCATAGCCGTCCATCAGCATCGCGCGAACAATGGCCGATTCCTTGAGCGCGTCGGGCTCGTCGTCAGCGCTGGCCGCATCGAACTGCACCCCGCCCACATCCTCCAGCGCCGGCGCGATCTGCGCGTACACCGCCTCCACCATGTCCGCCACATCTAGGCTGACCGCTTCGCGGTTTTCGTCCGTTTCCGGGTCGTCATTGGCGGGCAATCGGCCCTCGGAATAGTCGATGGCGGTTTGCATGTTGCCGCCGTCGCTCGACTGCGCCAGGCTGATCGCGGCTTCCAGCTCCTGGCCGCAGATCTTCGCCACTTCCTTGTCATCGATCATGGTCCCCTCCGGGTTTTGGTCCTGTCACCGTGAAAGGCCAGCGGCCCGCGCGCAGCGCCTGGTGCCTCAGCCGCTCACGCTCGGTGAGCTTGTCAATCATCCGGCGCGTCTTGGCCGCGCCCTCTGCGTCGCCCTCTGCCTGCTGATCCATCAGCAGCGCCTGTAGCAGTGGCACCGTCAGAGTGGCGCCCAGCTCGATCTGCGTTTTCATCGACACGCCTTCAGCAAGGAAGCATCCGCAGTAGCGCGCCCTTCAGCGTCGCCACATAGGTTTTTCCACCATAGGTTTCAAAGACCAAATCAACGCACGGCTTGCCGTCCCCGTCCCCGCCAAGGATCACCACGGCATGAACAATGGTCGCGCCTTTGTAATCAGGCTCCATGGAGATACTTTTGTGGGCGCTGCTGTCCTCGCGCGTCTCAAAAATGCTTACATGCAACCCAACCTGCGTCATGCGATGGCCCCGCCCGGCTGCTGCGCCGGGTCGTCGCTCTGCTGCACATGCCCCAGCTCGCGCAGCTCGACATAGCCCACGCATTCCACCTTCATGGTCCCCAGCGCTGGTAGCTCGTCGTCCGTCACGCCATCGCCCAGGATCACCCGGATCGGCAGCGTTCCATTGTTCGCCAGGCTCAGGTAAAGCACCGGCCCCGCGACCAGCAATGACCCAGGGTCATCCTGCGGCGCCCTCATAGACGCCCGCATGCGCAGCTTCGTCACGATCTTTCTCAGAAGCGCGGATGCGTCTGCGCGCGCCTGCTCCAGCTGCTCGGCAAGATTTGGCTTGTCGCCCACCACCACCACCGTACAGTCCCCCTCAACGGTCGTCATGGCCTGCGCGCCCAGCTCTTCCACGCCAGGCTTAGACCCGTCCACCACCGTCACCACCGTGCCGGCGGTAGACCCGTTCAGGATCATCAGTTTCATAGCCCTTACCTCCTACTGACAGCGCGGCGCGCCACTGCGGCCCGCTCATGCCCCGCCAATTCAATGTCCCGCAGGCTGCGGCCCCAGTCCGTGCGCGTGGTCGCTGTGCGGCTCGTCGCATAGGTGCGCAAGGCGTCGCTGCAATGGCTGGTCCAATCGTGCTCCGGGTCTTTGCTCATGATCTGTAGCTTTTCGTCATAAACGTATCGGTACTGCCGCAGGCAATCGAGCGCGAATTCGCACTTCTTGCGGTCAAAGACCATGACGGGCAGCACGCTCCGGGTTGCTTCGATGCCATCGGCCAGGCTCATCGGCACAGACGGCTCGAAATTCATCCCCAGCCCGCGCGCCACTTCCTGCCGGCTGCGGCCGGTGCCAAGCTCTCTGACGGCTATGTCATGCGGTGCCACCCAGCGGGTGATGACGTACCCCAGCGCGTCCACTTCCCGCTTGATCTGCGGCAGGCCCTTGCCGGTGAACTCGCGATAGTCGATGGCGCGCACCTGGCCGCCCACTGCATGCTCTTGCAGGAACCACAGCGCGAACGCATCGCGCATGCCTAGATCGACCGCCACCGTCACGCCCAGGCGCGGCTCATACGGCACATCACACACGCGGCCCATGCTCTCTGCGGCGCCGATCTCGCTACCGTAGATCGCGCCCTTGATCGCGGCATCAAAGCTGCACTCAAACTCTTGGGCGTATTCCTCGCTGCTCATATTGGCCCGCGCGATCTGTAGATCGTCCGGGTGGATCACGCGGGTATCGCTGGCCCGCAGCATGTGTGCTTGCCAGCCAGGCGCGCCATCCCTGGCCTGCATGTAGGCGCGCTTGAGCTGATTGGCCCCTAGCGGCGTGCCGGCCAGGATTGCCCAGCCACGGTGATCCATCAGCGCGGGAAGGATCACTTCGGTAAACAGGCGCGGGTGCATCAGCGCGTACTCGTCCAGCACCGCGCCCATCAGGTACATCCCCCGCAGGTCGTGCATGCGGTCGGCGCCCAGCAGCATGAGCTTTCCCCCATTGGGGTAGTTCATCGTCAGCTCACTGGCATTTGGCTTGCAGCCAGGAATCGGCGCGCTGAATTGCTTGACGTAATCCCAGGCGATGCGCTGCGCCATGCGGTACGTTGGCGCGATGTAGGCGATCTGCGGCCTGGCGTGCTGGCTTGTCGCCACCCCGCGAATGCAGTGATTCACCAGCGCGACCGTCTTACCGGCGCGGCGGTGCGCGACCACCACTTGGAAGCGCTCAGCGCTCTGGTGTATCGCTCTCTGATACCAGCGCGGAGAGTACGGCAGGCGCACCAACTGCGCCGGCTGCTGTAGGGTCGTCGCCGTCATAGTCATCCCCCCACGAAAGACGCAGGCGCGGGGCTTCCACTCCGGGCGGCGCGATCATTACGGCAGTCAGGCGCGGCAGGCGGTAGGGCAAAAAGGCGATGCAGATACGCACCACCATTTCCCTGTCACCCGCCTCCAGCGCCTCATGCAAGCACAGCTCCAGAATCGACTCTGGCGGCGGGCGGCCCTTGGCTTTGTTTTCATCCCAGAAGCGCTGCGCCTGGCGCCTGCGATTGCGGCGCACCTTGCGCTCTTCATAGGCGATAGGAGCGCCAAACAGATCTAGCAACGGCTCAGCCCTCATCATTCCCCCTCGTCATCGAGAATCCACTCGCACAAGGCCAGCGCGGCGCCGCCAATCAGCATGACGGCCCACACCACCGCGACCAGCGGCAGGATCAGCAGGCTTGCAATCGCGGCGGGTACATCGCGGGCCATGTCAGCTTTCATGCGGGTTTAAGCGTGAGCACGCATGGATTATTCGACTTTGCGGCAGGCCTTGCACCATTCCCACAGGAAAGCCAGCGGCCCCGCCACCACGCACAGCGCAAGCCAGATGCCCACCGCCCATAGAAGAATCTCGATCACTTCCACGCCCCCTCTGATTGCAACTGCTCGTCCTGCTGCGCGCGCAGCGTTTGAATGGTTTCGCCCAGCTCGACAAGGCTGCCGCGTGCGTGCTCGTGCCCGTGCTGGTCCTCGATCACAAAGCCAGGATCCGGCCAGCGCGGGCGGATCGTGAATTCAAGCCATTGCGCCGCGATCATTTGTCTTCCTCCAGCGGCTCGCCGCAATCGGGACACTTCAAATCCTCCGGCGCGGTGCCGCCCGCCCAGGTCATCCGGCAGCCATTGCAAGACCAGTCCGGCGCACGCGGAATCAGCCGCTCGATCTCCATATCCACCGCCAGCGACAGCGCGCGCAGCGCTGCTATGCGCTGCTCGGTGTTGATCGCCACCGCGTAGGCGGTGTTCGCCTCGTCAATCGTCTTGAATTTCACCTTCACGCTCTCACTCCATCAGCCGCTGCTGCGGCCCTTGATCCTGCTCTAGCAGGCGTTGCAAATTAGCCCGGCGCGCGGCCCTCTCGTCCACGCGTCGTGCATCCCTTTCCAGAGAAAGCCGGC